CCAGTGGCCTCATCACGCGCCTTTGCGCGCTGTTTAGCCTCTGCCAAGGCCTCATTGACCACCACGCGTGTGATAGCCCCTGCCAACTCTTGACGTGCCTTTTCCTGGCCCTCTTTATTGGAGATGCCGTTCTTATCCATCAACATTCTAAGTAATTGATTGCTCATGCTGTCACCACATTAGTTATAGGATCGGCTGTTTCCGCAACTGGGGCTGTTTCCTTATCCTTATTCAACAATTCAAACGCCATTACTTGTGGGCCAACTTGGTTTTGAATGGCGCCGATAAACGCGCTAAGTGTCGTTGTTGGCGCCTGACTGGGCATGTTTAACACCGTTAAAAGTGTATTAATTTCTTGGACCTGAAACTTCAATGCTACTTGAAGTGTATCTACAGTTGTTACATCTGCCATTTTTTTTTCTCCTTGGTTATAAAACTAAATCTCTTCTTACTCTGCGTTTAAAATCGTGAACAAAATATGGACCAATAATCTCAAGCGCTTTCAAATACTCAAGATTATTTTCTAAATTGCGGTCCAGGTATGATCCCTCTTCCGCATGTTCTGCATCATTAATATCGTCCTCCAGGTCTCTGTAGGCGTCTATCAACTCTTTATCTAGTATTTCTTTTACTGACATCATGCTGTTCTTCTTTCTATTTCACGGTTGATGTAAAAAACTGCCTTCTTCAAATCCTCAATGGCGTCATGCTTTAAGCCTGCACGCCAAATGTATTTGACTGCGTTACCCAGACAAAAGTTCATGTGCTCAGTGATCTGAATGCACTCCACTCCGCTTGGATGGCCTGTGTAGTGCTTTGGGTGATTGACTGGGTCATTTACTGGCGCTGTGTGATTGATTTTTCGGCAATCAGAAGTTGAGTCATAGGTCAGGTAACTCATCGCGCATTTTCCTTAGAATTGTTCCAAATCGTTCCTGGTCCTGTTCGCTACTGCAAACGTGCAGGCTTACCACATCTTCGCCCATATACTTTGTCATGTCGAGTTCAATAGTGGACGGGAAATGATGCTGTTCATATACCCCGTTGTTCAGCAACTCAATGATCACAAACTCGCTCATAGCTTTAGTTCCTGTTTAATAAACTCTACAGCTTTTGCAAAGTGATAGCGCCAATATTTTTCTGTTACGTTTACGTCACCACAAGTCAAACCATCTAAGAACGCATCCATGATGAATTGCTGTTTCTCACTCATGCGCTCGTCAATGATCCGGCGTATGTCCTCAATATCTTCTGGATCCCATGGCAACCAACCCTCTATGGACGGGTCTGTTGAGTTCTTATGATCATCAACCTCAATTGGATCGATGTCTTCATCTGATAATCTCGGTGTTACGGAGGCGCTGACGGTGTGTGTTATGGTTTTCATGGCTATATTAATGCACAATCTAAGGCGTTTAAGACGGCTTGTTGAACATTTATTTTGCCGGACAATACATCAACAATCTGACTGTCGATTGTTTTGGGTATGACCAGGTGATGCAAAATAACTGGTTTCTCTTGTCCTTGCCTATACACCCGGGCATTGGCTTGAATGTAATCTTGACTGGACCATGGTAAATCGTACCAAACTACCTGGGCCGTATCGGCCACATTACACTGCAGATTTAACCCAATACCGCCTGACTGCGGATGCGCCAATAATTGCATGATTTTTCCCGAACGCCAGTCTTCTATATCCTGGTTGTTTGCTAGGATCCGCGCCTCTGGGAACTGGCGCATAATTGATTCTAAAGATTCTTTGTAGTGATAAAATATCAGCGTAGGATTATATTCGCACAATATCTGCTCTAAGTGATTAATCTTATCCTCGTGCTGTCTAATCGCTGTCTTATCCTCGGTGTACAAAAATCCTGACGTAAACTGCTGTAACTTATTGCCAAGTGTCCCGGCTGTTACTGCGGTAATTGTTTCCCCTGCAGTTTCTAACGCCATATCTTTGGCCAACTTTTTATAGTTTGCCCAGGTTGCCTTATCAATGATCACATCATGGTAAACCGTCGTTAATTTTGGCAGGGTCAAATAATCTTCGGCTTTCAACGCAAAGCATATATCCCGGATCGCGTCATGGATCTCTACATCCTTACCGGCGCGTACGCCCCACTTGTAGACGAGGCCTGTATGTCTGTTGCGGTCCGTAGGCTCCATATAACGCGTTCTAAAGGCCGTTAGAGACTTCCCAAGGCGTTCCCCTAGGTCAAGTATGGCTACCTGTGCCCAAAGGTCTCCTAGGCCCTGTGGCGTAGGCGTACCGGTCAAAATAACTTTGCGTTTAAACTGCCTTAAATGTCTTTTGAGGGCCTTGAATCGTTTTGTGGACGCGTCTTTAAACCTGGACGATTCATCGATTACCAGGTTATCAAAATTCTCCATAAAACCTGCCGGGTGCTCACACAACCAGGCCACATTTTCTAAATTAATGACGTAGATATCCGCATTGGATTCCAGGGCCCTAACCCTTTGAGCGTCCGATCCCAGTACCAAGGCTGTACGCAAATGTTTTAGGTGAGACCACTTTTGCGTCTCTTGCGCCCACACAGATTCCGCCACTTTCTTCGGGGCTATCACAAGAGTCTTTCCCGTGAAGTGCTCCGCCACAATCGTTAGCGTCGTAGTTGTCTTGCCGAGTCCTGGCGGTAGCAGTAGGCCAATCCCTGGTAGATTCTTTGCTAATTCCACAAAGTGCGTCTGGTACGGGTGTAGATTGGATCTGTTTAATGAAGTCATCAACTTGCTCAAAGGAGTTTATTATCGTAACGGAGAATCCCTGTTCCGCTAGTTGTTGGAATACTATTTTCTGTCTTGGCGATATTTTTCCAATAGTTGATTTCAATTCCACGAACCGGACTTGTCGGTTGAGAATTACTATACGGTCCGGCACTCCCGTTATTGTGCTGATCCACTTCAGGCTTAGTCCCCCTCTTTTCTTTACTTGTTTGCTTAGATAACTTTCTATTTTGTTTTCTAACATTTTGCTTTCTTTCCTCAACAATACATAGCCAAATGTGCTCCACAAGAAATTGTGTGAAGTACGCACGCACCTCATCGGTAATGTGCTCCTGGCCAATGTATTCGGCCATGCGCTCTACAATGTGACTGGCCTCATGCGCGATCGTGCCACTGACTGACGGAATATCATCTCCCATCTCATCTAAATTAAACACACCAATGATTATCCCCACGTAGCCGTTTTGTATGAAGTGCGTTTCGGCCACACCCATTTGCAAAGCAACAGTCTTATCTTTAATTTCGTGATCTTTTAAGATATCCTGAAACTGGTCGTTTGAAAAGCAGATCTTAATAATGTCCGGAAAGATCCCGGGCTTTATTTTGTAGTAGTTATACTTTTTCATTTTCGTCAAAGTTTGATAATTCGATCCAGTCACCTGGGTTGCCTAAGCGTCGCAAATAGTCCGTCCCGCCGTCAACTGCACAGCTACCACAGCCACACCACTTAAAGTCATGCCGGTGCTTGCTCTCAATAATTTCATCGCAAACGGTACATTGAATAGCGTTACGGTATTTTATAGGTTTGATTTCTTGGTCCATCTTAATTTATCCTTTAATTTTTCCCAGAAGTCTCCAATTGCATGTCTAAATGCATTCTCGCACATAACTTGGTACTTTGTATACCCCTGGTAATAAGTTGTCAACTCAATTAACTTACCACCACAGCGCGAGCACTTGTTCATTTTCCGCAAGGTCCTAGGGCCATCATAAAATCTTCATCGGTCATGTCGCGTAGCAGTGGTTTCTTTTTGCCAAAGATCCGCTCGTAACCTTCATCATACTTTTGCTGATCGGTAGGGCGCTGTGAATCCCCTTTACCGGCCTCAGAGTAATGCGCTCCGCTGTCGCGTGCGACCTGATTTGCAATATCTTTTTTCTTCATGGTTTCCTTGCCTCCATTATTTTTTATTCCATTCGTCGAGTTTATTCCCGATACAAATACCAATAAAAACAAAGATTATCAACGCCATAAATATAGTGCCGATAATGTCTCCGAGCGTGTATATAAACATTTACGCGCTCCCTAGCATTTGGCCAAGCGCCATACCAGAGAAAACAATAAACAGTACAACAATAATTAAACCGGCATTAATTAAAACGCTTTTCATAAATTCATTCATTAGAATACCTCTCCATCATCCATAAATTGTTCATCAATATACACCTGTGCCTTGGCGTTCAGTTTAACGCCCCGGTAAATGTGCGATCTCTTGCCCTCGGTCCTGTC